GACCACCAGCACATGGGACCGGCGCAGGTAGTCCCGCGCCATATCCAGCCCGTCCTTGTGTTCCTGGGGAATCTCGTCCTTGAGGAAGGTGGGCAGGAACAGCACCGGGCAGATGGGCGAATACCCGGCGTCGTACACCTGACGGCAGTAGGCCGCAGCGTTCTCAGCGTTCTCATACTGGCTGTTGCTCCAGGGAGCCGTAATGTAAGCAAGGGGTCGTTTCATGGCAAAATCCTTTCTCCCGGTGTATCCGGGCAGCAGAAAAGCGGCTGTTTACCAGCCGCCTGCATACATATCGTGGTTGACTTGTGCAGTGTAGTGGTTGCTGATCGTGGTCGGCGCGTTGAACAGCACCGCAAGCAGATACTGCTTCATGTTGCGGATTTCGGTGGTATTGTTCCGCAAGCACTCCATGACAAACTCGATGTGGGAGCAGTCCAGCTTCAAAAACCGGGAGCGCACCACCTCATGGGGGAAGTCGCTGCCTGCAATCCGGGTGGTTTTGCGTCGGGCACAGACGGTTTCCACCATCAGTTCCACGATCTCATCCAAATCCTCCCGATAGGTGGCAAACTCCCTGCACAGGTAGTCATACTCGATGTTCTCTAAAATCAATTCCCGATAATTTTCTATCTCGGAGACAGACATCGCATCCCTTCCTTTCCGTTCCGGCGGTCTTGCCGCCGCTGTTTCCCGGAAGGGAATGGAATCGGTACTTGATCCATGAGTAATTGATTTTTGAGTATTTGATTTCTCTATATTTAATTCTGCGGGCTTTTCCGTATCCGGTTTCTCCATATCCGGGTTTCCCGTATCTGGTGAAGCCGTATCCGGCTGGGGCGTATCCGGGTTCTTCGGCTGTGGCTGCTCATAGATGACATACTCGGTATCACTGATCCGACCCTGCCGGTCTCGTAGCTGATGGCGGACAATGTACCCGGCAGTTTCCAGCTCCCGCAGCGCGCCGCCGATAGCGTCCACGCCCTCTTTGCAGATGGCGGCAAGCCCTCTGGTGGTATAGTTCCAGTCCTCCGGTAAGGACAGCATCATGGAAAGCAGCCCCTTGGCTTTCAGGGACAGTTTTCCGTTGCGTAAATGGTGATTGCTCATCACGGTATAATCTCTGGTTCGTTCAATGCGAAATACGGCCATTGACCTCACTCCTTCCAAATTTCTCAGGGTATGAAAAAAGCCACAATCCTGTAAAAAGAATTGTGGCAGTCAGCTGTTTTGTTCACTTTTTCTGCGCCGGTAGGGGCGCTTGGGAATGGGCGGTTTGTCCAACAGGTCATCTCCCTGAGAGAATGGCAGAGTTTGCAGAACATGGTCAATCTCCATAGATTCCATATCATGCTGGGAATGGCAATCCTCCCGGATTGCTTCCCGGATTTCCTTTACAGTACACATTTCAATCCTTTCCTCTCGCAGTAATGATTTGTTTATAAGTGGCGGCGGCGCTTGTCCGGCTTAAAATCGAGGATATGTCCCTCAATCACACGGGCATACCGCTTGATTTTGATTTCCCGATGCTGCTGGCTCAGGAGGGCAGCCTGATACCCGTCCTCGGTCAAAAACAGCCGCATTTCATCACCGGGACTGCCGTAGGCACAGAAACGCAGGACAGAAAACTCAATCATCCGGCGGGTATTATCCTGAAAACGCTCCACGGCAAGAATGTTGTGTCCTTTCAGCTCACGGGCTGAAATATCCCTCATAGGCAGCTCCTTTCTCAGCGTTCATGTTGCTGTTGGCGTTTTTTCTGCCACTGTTCCAGCAGCTTGATAATGGTTTCCTGCATCCGCTGGGGCGTGTAGCTCTTGGGAAAATACTTCCGCAGGGTGTCCGAAGTGAATGTCACCTTGTCCAGATCGCTTTTCTTTTCCTCGCCCATAATGACCCGCATCACATCAATGGATAAATGCCCCTCCTGGCTGAACTTCTTGAGCCGCTGGGCTTGGGAGAGAGAAGGGGTGGCCTGTTCGCTGTCCATCGCGTCCAAAAGCTGGGTCTGTTCCTCTTTTTTGAGAAAGGACAGCTCATAGGCTGGATTAAAGGCGATTTTCTTTTCATCCACCATATCCAGCAGTTCGGGAATCAGTTCGGTCAGGCGGATGTAGCGGAAAATCTGATTTTTACTCTGGCCTACCTGTTCAGCTAACAATTTGCTGGACTTCTTTCCAAAATCGTTCCCAACTTGGGAACAATTTTCTTTTGTTGGCCTACCAGCCTGCCGCTTCATAGCCTCCAGCTTCATCTTGTAGGCAAAGGCCCTTTCGCTGGGGAGCAGACTTTCACGCTGTAAGTTGCTGTCCACCATGATGATGGTAGCGGCATCGTCGTCCAAATCCCGGACAATGACCGGCATGGTTTCTTTCTCAGCCAGTTCACTGGCTCTGTGCCGCCTGTGTCCGGCTACTAATTCATAGCCGCCCTCCGGGTCAGGTCTTGCAATCGCCGGAACCAGCACACCATACTGCCGAACACTGTCGGCGGTCTCCATCATGGATTCATCATCCTTGACTTTGAACGGATGGTTCTTAAAAGGGTGCAGTTCAGACAGTGGGATTTCCAACACCCGTTCCCGCTGTGCGTCGGCACGGCTTTCCTCGGTGGAAAATAGGTCATCTACCGATGCCAGCTCTACTTTTTTTGCGCTGCTTTTCAAGTTTTGTCACCTCCTGCGTCAGATTTTTGTAGCTTTCAGCCACCTTGCCGCCGGGGTCATGGGCGAAAATGCTCTTGCCCTCGGCGCTGATTTCCTTCGCCCGGACAGAATGGGGAATTTCCGTGCCAAACACCTTGATTTTGCTGCCGTAGGTTTCCCGCAGCAGGGCGGCGATCTCCTTGGCAAAGTTGGTGCGGTTGTCCACCATCGTCAGCAGGATACCGTCAATCTGGAGTTTGGGGTTGATCTGCCGCTTCACCTTATTTACGGTCTGGAGCAGCTGTTCCAGGCCCTTGGCGGGCAAATATTCCGCCTGGACGGGGATTATGACCCTGTTGGCAGCAGCCAAGGCGTTGACCGTGAGCATCCCCAGGGAGGGCTGACAATCAATCAGGATATGGGAATACTGTCCCTTGAGCGTGTCCAGATACTGCCGCAGGATGGTCTCTCGGCTCATGGCATTCACCAGAGAGACCTCCATACCGGAGAGCTGGATGTCAGCGGGCATCAGGTCAACGCCTTCCGGGTGGTGCAGGATACCCTCTCCGGGGCGTAGCGGCTCGTCCATCAGGATACGGCCCATCGCGTCGGACAGGGTAAAGGGCAGCTTGTCCGGCTGGGAGTGGCCCAGGCTGATGGTCAGGCTGCCTTGCGGATCCCCGTCGATCAGCAGCACTTTCTTTCCAGCCTGCGCCAGCCCGATCCCCAGGTTCGCGCAGGTGGTTGTCTTGCCAACGCCGCCTTTCTGGTTGGCGATGGCGATGATTTGCGTGTTCAATGACTTCACCTCATTTCTGATTGGTGTTGTCATGTGCCTGCACAGCAGTCCTAGTAATGACAAAAGCCGCCACTTGAAACAAGTGACGGCTTCGCATAAATCCAATATTCTACTGTGTTTGAAATCAAAAGGCTTTGAGTTCCTTTCTGCTATTCATTTGTCGTTAATGAAACACCTCCTATAATTCGACTTATTTCAGTATGATTTTTCGGTTTGGAAAAGGATGAAAAAACCAGACTGAAAACCTCAAAACCCTTGATTCTACGGGGCTTTTCCGGTTTGTCGTAATTATACCGTAAGGGCACACCTTCGCGACCATGGCCCTGCAAAACGGCGTGGACGTCAAGACCGTCAGCAGTATGCTCGGGCACTACTCCGCGGGCTTTACGCTGGACACCTACGCCCACGTCACCACTGACGCCCAACTCAAAGCCGCCCAGACCATGGGGAGTATCCTATCCCGTGCCGTTTGATGGTTTCCGCTATCCGCTCCCGTTGGGGTCAGCGTTTGGGTCAGAAAAAAGCAACACCCAAAAAACGGAACTTATGAAAAGCAAAAGTCCTCGAAATCAGATGATTTCGAGGACTTTTGGTACGCCGTGAGGGATTCGAACCCCCGGCCTTCTGGTCCGTAGCCACAAACAAGGCGTTTGCTATCGTTACGCAATGTCGCGCAAAGTATTGATTTTACTACGTTTCTTGAATTCCTCGTCTTATATCGTCGAGTAAAATAGTTGAACTTTTTGTAATGGAGTTGAATTATTGTTGAATTCAAAAACCGCAACGGGGCATAAAAAGAACGCCGGGAATCGCCCCGGCGCTCTTTAATTGTTCCAGCCCTCCTTTGCTATAGCACGCCTCTTTCTTTCAATGCTGCAAAAACTTCTGCGCAATCCGCAGCAGATAACTTGTCGATCATTTCAAGGATTTGTTCGCGCAAATTTTCAAGCTCAATGTCCTGAAGCTCGATATTCATCTTGTTTTCCTTTCAGTTGTTAATTTCCCCATTGCTTTCCAAACGCTCGCGGGCGAGCATTACGCATTCTTCCGGGGTTTTTGTTTCATCTTCCAGTTGAATCTTGAATGCTTCATAGACGACTATGCACTGTTCGTCGCTCATTTTCGAGATGAGGCGAATGGCCTCCTGCAACGTGCTCTCCGTTTTCTTGTCGGGCATTGTAAATTTCCTCCTTGCTTTCTTGGCGGGAGGTCGGTATAATACCGATACCGGCCTCCCTGTGGTGGTTGGTGGTGGCTCCGTGTCTTGCTTTGGTCGGCTGGGACATGGAGCCTTTCTCATGCGATGCTATCTTGATTTTCCGTAGCAGCGGAATGAGAATCAAGCGATTGTTGATCGTTTAATTGCTGACTTAGTAAAGTATCAATCATGCTCAAGACTTCCTGTTTTTGCGCATCATTGAGCGTTTTATAAAGTTCTGCTGCTAGCTGGGTTTGTGCATCCATGTTGAGGCCTCCTTGTAATCCTTCCGTGGTGGTTGGTAGTGTTTTCATGCCACGCAGAACCGGCGGGTGGTGGTGGTCTTGGTGAACTGCTGCGCGAGGTCAGGCAGCGCCTTTTTCAGCGCGGCGGTGTCGATGCGGGAAGAGGTGACAGCCTTCCACGTGATCTTGTACTCACCTGCATGGACTTCCTCGGCATCGCCCATAGCGGCCTTGATCGCGTCCTTGAGGGCTTCGGCCTCTACCGTTGCCTCTTCGATGAGGGCTTGCAGCTCCCGCAACTCGCGGGCTTTGCGTTCCATTTCGTTGATGCTCATTGTGTTATCCTCCTGTTGATTTGTTGGGGCGGCGATCTCCTGAGGCTCTATCCCTTTGGGAGTTTCTATCAATCTCTTCTGACCGTCGGTTGTGAAGCATTGTTTTGCTTCCCCCTTGCTGTGATTATAATATAGCATATCTACGCAGATATATCAATAGACAGAATAAACATATATGCGCAGATATATTTGTATGAAATATCTATTTACACAGATAGACTATCTGTGTTATAATGCGGATAGTGGAAAAGGAGGCGTTTTTTAATGGCAGTATCGAAAGCACAGCAAAAGGCGGTCAATAAATATATGGCCGCTAATTATGATCGTATTAACCTAACAGTTCCAAAAGGTCGGAAAGAAGAAATACAGGCTTTTGCAGCACAGACCGGCGAAAGCGTGAATGGATTTATTAACCGTGCCATTGGTGAAGCTATGGGAGATAGCACGCAGCAGCCCGCAGGAGCGCCGCAAGGCGAGGGGGCTATCCTTACCCCTGCCGCACTTAAAACGGCGCAGGAGGCCGCACAGAGAGCCGGGGAAACGGTTCCCGCGTTCGTCTCTCGCGCGGTTGATATTCAATCGAAGCGGGACAAGATCATGCAAGGACTGAAAACAACGCAGGAAGAGGGGGAATAACCCCCTCTTTTCCTATTTGCTGGCCCTCATTTTAAACTCGCTCAATTTTGAGCGGGTTTATATTGCCAAAAGGCAAAACGCCGTAGAGCGGCGTTAGAACGCGAAAGCGGGGGCTGTTGCCCCCGCCCTTTATATGGAGATTATGGCACTATTTACGCACTCCCGCGCCCAGATACTTTAGGGCGCTGCCTGCCGCTGTACTTCGGGCAGGGCTTCGCAAGGGAACAAAGGATAGGCAATCCCGCCGCCCTTTACTCCGCCGCCTGCAACTCCACGAGCTGTTGAATCACTCGTTCCAGGCGTTCAAGCACTTTGTCATAGCCGAAGATAAACATTTGCAGTCTCCTTTCCCGTTAGTACAGCAGCACGGGCTTACCCGCCGCGCGTGTCATGTTGTTGATGTTGGGGACGACCACGCGGGCAAGCGTCTTACCATCCACAACGAGGTTCACATTGATGGGCTCGCGGCTACCCTGTGCCATCGCCTCCATAACGGCCTGCTTGATGGTCGAAAGCGGCGCTTCGACGTTCGTTCCGCTCTTCTGGTCGCCCAGCACGGCAAGAAACTTTCGGTTCGGCGGGATGACCGCACCGCTCGCAAGCGCTGGGATCTCGTTATACACAGGCGCATTGCCGTCTAAGTTCTGCGCCGCCACCCGACGGCTGCGCGTTGGGGTCTTTGTTGATACGCGCGTGCCGGTAAAGCCGGACGTTGCCTTTCTGACTTTGGAATCGTCCACACTGTCGACGAAGAATTTCAGCGCAAGGCCGATCGCCGCCGAGATAATGAACGCCGTACCGGCGCTGACGATACCAAGCGCTGCAAGGCCAACGCCAAGAACACCGGCCAGCAGTCCAAGAAGTACGCTGCGCCCGATGCTGACAAGCCGCTGCGTGCCCTTCTTCGGGTCTTTGCGGACGCTGTAAATGCTCAGTCCGAGAATCAGGCCTAATCCCATGCCGACGACTGTACCGACGCCCGGCGTCACGATAGAGCCGATAACAGCGCCAAGCAGCGCGCACAGCACGACGATCAGCTCGGAAAGAAGCTGCGATTTGCCGCCGTGTTCCTCGTCCCCCTCTGCAAAGCCGGTGAGATAGAGGCCGAGGATCGCGCCCAGGCTGAAACCAGCCACGCCGCCGGTGATGCCAAGAAACACGCTGCCAAGCAGCGCACCGAGCAAAGCCGTGATGACCACGATCCACGCATCCTCTGCGTCCATCTCGGTTTTCCATGTTTCGGGGTCAAGGCCCACAAGGTACAGCCCCAGCAGCACACCGAGGGATAAACCGATGACGCCGCCCGTGATGCCGCCGAACGCCGCGCCGAGCGTTGCACCGAGCAGCGCCGTTAAAACGGTCAGCCATGTTGCCTTGCTCTTGGGGATAACTTTCTTGTCAAAGCTCCATTTGAGGTCATCCACGACGATCTCAAGCCCCGCGCGGATGGTCTTAAAGATATCGTTGATCTTCTGGAACACCTTGTCGAGCTTTTCCATCATGGGGCCTTCGTCAAAATCAAAGTCCGGCGCAATGGCGGATGCTCCGCCGCCACCGTCGCCAACGGACGTTGTCGTGCTGAGTTTGTTGATCTCATCGAACGCCGCGAGCGCGTCTGTCGCTTCCTTTGCCGCCTTGCCGGTCGCGTCAATGGCGGCGGCCTCTTTGTAGAGGTTTTTGCCCGATGCCTCCATGCTCTTCTTTGACTTACCGCTCAGAATCGAAATGATCGTCACGATCTCCGACACAATGGCCGCAAGCAGATTCATTAGCCACGTCAGCGCCGGAATGAGTACGTCCATCAAAGGCGCGGCCAGCGTCAGCAGCGCACCTTTGAGGCGGGCAAAAGCGTCGGATGCCTCTGCGCTGGTCTCAATAGCCGCCTTGATCTGCTTGCGCAGCGCCATGAGCGCCGCCGTGATGACTGAGAACACAAGCATAGAGCGCGCTAAACTCTTGACCTGATCTCTGAAACGCGCGGCATACTGGCCCGCTTTGGCAAGCGCGGAATTCTCCGCCTCGCGCTCCCTGCGTTCCTGCTCCGTATTAGCGATCAACTCACCGGCGGTTACTTTCGCCTTATCGAGCCTTGCCGTCATGCTGTCGATGTTGGCGGTCGTCTCTTCGTAAGCCGCCGAAAGCGTTTTGACCTCCTTCGTCTGCGTGTGCAAAAGCTCCTCCTGCTGTTTGAGCTCCGCCTCCGCAGCGGCGCGGCGGTCGAGCACTTGCGTCTGATACTCGTTCTGTGTAAAGCCCTGTTTTTGGATCCATTCGCGGTCGTTCAGCCGTTCGACTTCCTTTCGCAGCATCTTCACGCGTTCCTCAGTAGCTTTCGCTGCCTGAGATGCGGCGTCAAGCTGCTTTTCAAGGTTCATCTTATTGCCCGTTTCCTTTTCAAGCTTGCTGTTCAGTTCGGATATCTCGTCACGCAGCTTGCTCAGTTTCTTTTGTGCTTTGGTCGAATCCAAATCACAAGAGAAAATCACACTGCCGTCAGCATTTGCCATTTGATCACTCCTTCCCCAATTTCAACCAAGTCGAAATGGTGGTCTCTTCTTCCTGGCTGAGCTTATTTTTTATGTTCACGAGGTCGCTGTTGCGGCGGTACCATTCGCGTTCGTCCTTTTCGAGCGTCTTTCCTCGTGCTTTTTTGTCTCTGATGCGCACGACCTGAGCAAAGGTGCAGTCCCCGAGATTGTTATACGCACCGAGGAACGTCCACCAATGGACGCCCCCGGTGTTGGTCTCCGCATCATAAGGGATTCCGCGGATATCCCGTCCGAATATCCGGTTGATGGGCGGGAGGATCAACGGATAATCCTGCTCCCAATCGACCAACTTCGGCGATTTCTTCTTATCCTGCTCTTTGCCGCCGTTCTGGAACCATGTAAAACGGTCTACAGCTTCCTGCAAATGCTGCGGCGGGATATCCTCAGGCGAGACATAGAACATCTGCAAGATGCCCTCTGCGCGGTCAGTGCCGCTCAAATCAGGATCACTCAGCATTACGAAGATATCGAGAATTACGCGAAAATCTGTGCGTATCTCATAACTCACTCCGCCGATCTCGACGGAGACAGGCAAGCCCCAATTCATCGGCGATACTTTGCCGTGTACTTCTGAATGCGCGGATTCGTGGCTTTCTGCTCACGAGCAAAGGCGCTGTCTGTCTCATCCATCAGCGCAAGCAGGAAATTTACCCATACGTTCAGGCCGTCTGCCAGCGCATAAAGGTTCATGCTGCCAAAGATGCTGTCACACACCGGCTCTTCAAAAAGACCGTCAATGATCTCGCGCATCTCCTTGTCGCGGCGGTCGGCAATGTTGAAAATCTCAACGCGGTCGCCGCACTTCTGCACCTCATCTGCGTATTTCTCCTGTTTCTTGTCCAGCGTATCAAATGCGTTGTAAAGACGCTGGATAAACGTGCCGTCAGTCGGGTTGAATCGAATGATCACATCACCCTTAATGCCGTGCACGGTGTATTCCTGCACACCGTTCGCAAAACTAAGTTCCATATTTATCTCTCCTTAAATTTGTTTTCAGGAAGCTTTGTATCAGAATGTTGATCTCTGCCGCTTATCGAAAATCAGAAGTTCTCCACGGCCTCGCCCGCGAGATCGTCCCATTTTTCGCTCATGCTGACAATTACACCGGGCGATTTGCGCCGGTAGCCGTCCCCGTCGCCGCAACTGTCAGAAATTGCCGAAATGCTGTCCCATGCCCGCATGACTGCGCCCTCCCCGCTCTGGCAGTCAAGAGCGATAGCGTTAAGGGCTGCGGCCTCTCGGCGGCTGTCCGTAGTCTTTGCGGCTTCGGCTGCGTAGTGACCAACTAACTTTAACATGGTGTGGTTGCTGTCAAATCTCTCCATGAACGCGGAGTAATCAGCCGGGGAAAGAACGCCGGTTTTCATCAGCTCAAGGGCGTTATTGTCGATTGCGTCAGGGTTTGCAATATTGGCGGCGCGCACTGCCTGTTCCAGCTCGGCGCGGATCGTGCGGCGCGTGGCCTTGAAGTTGTCCCAAACGCGGGCGCTCACCTCGTTAAAAATGGCTTCTGCGTCATGCAGCTTTAGCGCTGCGCGGGTTGTTCTAACCTGCTTTTCCTCGGCGCTGTCTCCGGGCTTCCATGCGTTAGCGTCACGGTTGGCCTGCTGCGCCTCTTGGAGTGCGCGGAAAGCGGTGTTGTATTCGCTGCGGGCTTCTTTGAAAGCTGTATCGAGCTTTCGGGCATAAATGTTAAATTCGCTCATGGTGTAAATTATCCTTTCTTTTTCATGCGCTGCCGCGCTGTTTTTTTTAAAGGTCGATAATGATAACGCTTTCGCAGTCTGATAAATAATCTCGTGCTGCCTGTTCCGTCTGAAACACCTTTGCAGGGCTTTGCGGCGCTCTGCAAGCCGCCCACGCGCCATTTTCAAGCAATAGCATAATTGCTACGCCCGTTTGCTTCTGCGCTGCAATCGCCTGTAAAGCGGCGATTCGGGATTTAATGCTGTTCATGCATTCGCCCCATTTCGTATTTAATAAGGCCGTCAAGATCGGAAAGGCGGTTGCCGGAAAGTACGCGGAGAAATTCGCCGTTGTCAGCGGTCATTTCTTCAAGGTTTCCCATTCGTTCTTCGCCGGTGGGGGTGCAGTACTCAAATACAAGCTGCCGCCCGCTGCGTCGCTCCATAAAGGCGCGGATATGGTCAAGGCGTGTTCCTATTTGCATAAATCGTCACTCTCCAATTCCGGCAGTTCCAACTTACCTTGCTCGATTGCTTCATCAATCATCTGATAGAGCGACAGGCTTAACGGGTCAACGCCCTCGACAGGATGGGGATACAGCACAATGCGTTTGCCGTCCGGCGTCACCGCGCCATACTTACGCAAATACGTAAACGCATCTTCTGTCGTGCGGAACTCGCCGCCGCCCTCGACAATAAAAACGGTTTCGCCGGTCGCGTGAGATTTTAGAAACTCGCGCAGGGCTGCAAGGCGTGCGTCAACGGTTGGCATTTAATTCTTCCCTCCATTCTTCCAGCTCTCGCAACTGCCTCAAAATGTCGGCCTGTTCGGTCAGCTTCATAGCGCTTTCAATCGCAATCCGCGCCGCATTTGTTCTTGCCGCCGGTTGTGCGTCTGCGTCCTTCATGACCTCTTCCAGCGTATCAAGCGCCGGAGATAGTAAGCGCTGCGCCTGTCGCGTTGCATTTTCTGTCAGCTCTTGAAAAGCCGATCTATACGCCTCGCAAAACTCATTGTTTTGGAAATACGCCCGAAGTGTTCTTGATGTAAGGCCGCACTTCCGCGCCGCTTCTTCACGGGATGGGCTGGACAATAGCGCCGCTATCGCTTTCTGCTGATTCTGCGTCAGTGCCATTTTTTTCACACTCCTTTCTCGGAGAATTAAGGAATTTCGCGGAATATATGTCCATGAAATTTGCAAGGCTCATAGTCACGCGCCACGGCTCACGGCTGCGGCGATGGAACACAACAGGCATACCGTCACTAAATCGCTTGCTGTCCGTCTCTGCTTGCTGCATCCACTCCGAAAGCCTGACTTGCTCGCAGCGTTTGACCTCGATATGGATACCGGGCAAGCCTACAAGGTCAGGCACTTCACCAAAGGACATAGACCCGCCGCGCTCCACGATGTAACCATACTCTCGAAGAATGGCGGCAAGTTCTCTTTCACCGTCTGCACCTTTGCGTTGCGATCTCTTCCCCATCAGTAAAGTTCCTCGTAAAACTTCATTTCCCGGATTCTGCCGCTGAAAAAATGGTTTATGTTTCGGTCGCAGTTGCGATATTTCGTAGCAAAATACCTGTCAATCAGTGCAGGGTATGCCTCTGGCTCAATATCAGCGTATAACCCGCCGCTATAATCCCTGTCAATGAATGGCATATCCTGACAAATGCGCACGATCTGGCTTGCTCTGATCGGCGGGTGCGGCCTGCCGGTATATTCTTCGTACTTCTCGAAGTAGTACCGGAATACGCTCAAGGATTTTTCGAGGGTGTACGGGCTAACAGGGTAAACGCTCGCAGTTATTTGAGCAAACTTGTCAAAATCAAAAATCAATTTATCACTCCTTTGCAAAACAAGGGGGGGGCGGGGCGCAGCCCCCTTATACTTTGTTGAATATCGAAGATATTCCCTTTTACATTTCTTCCTCTGCCTCTGCGTCTACCTCTACCTCTGCGTCTACATCTGCTTCTCTACACTACCCCATAGAGCCCCTATAGGGGGGCTAATCAAAGCCCCCATCTTTCGCCCGCTCCGCGCTTTCCATTTGCGACGGACTCCTCATAGCTTCGCATGGATTCATCAATGTAAGGACGCATCACGCAGAAAACGGTGAATGCTTGCGGCGATAAGTCACAGGAGTTTATCTCCTCGCCATCGAAGTAACGGAACGCCGCTTTAAGCCCCGCTCCGACTTCTTCATTTGGGATTGATTCGACGGCTGCGCGTTGATGGTAGAGCATTTTCCACCAAGTCGCCCGCTTTGGTTTACCCATTCCACCCCTCCATAATTTCCTGCCCACCCATGCGCAACAATGTCTCCCCAACAGCATCGCGGGTCCGGCGCACTTCTCTAAGACGGCGATCAAGCGAGCGCAGGTACAGCCGTAGCTCTTCCGCATCGCCAACGAAATACCCCTTGTGCTCGCCGCTGACGGCAGCGCAGATTGGTTGACCGGCGCGGCGCTCGCGCTCAATTCGTTTCGATAACTCTCGCACGGATTTCAAGCCTAAAGCCGCCGCGAGGGTCTGACCGTCAACGGCATTCTCCGCGCCGTGCGGGAGAACGTCGGACACTTGACGCGCATTCGTCGGCGTGGTAAAATCTTGATAGAAAGAAGCCGCTGTCCCGCTAAAAGCCGCCGCTTCTGCCCGTTTCACGGTTGCCGCCGTGGAGCGGGCTTTTTCGTTTTTATTCATGTCTTACTGCCTCCTTGCTGCTTCTGCTTGCGGTGTCGAGATATTCGCGCAGGGCTTCTACATGAACAAGAAAACGATTTCCGCTATAAATTCCGGGGCATTCTCCCTGTGCTACCATAGAACGGATGAGGTGTTCGGGGACTTCTAAGTATCTCGCTGCTTGCCTCACTGTCTGAAACAATTAAATCACTCCTTTCATAATGTTCCTTGACTTTATGTATCGTCTGGTGTATGCTTGTATTGTAAGGTAAAATCTTTATTTTGTAAAACAGTTATCAATTTAAAACATGATTTATTATGGAGGGATAGATGGGCAGAAAAAAGCGCGAAATAAATACGGAAAGCGGAAAAAGGCTTAAACAGTGGTTAAAGGAGCAGAATATAACAGCAAAACGCCTTTCTGAAAGAATCAATTACACTCCGCAATATCTCTCTGATATAATCACGGGGAAAGCGTCATTAACGCCCGATTTAGCAAGAATAATCAAAAATGCTTTCCCAGAAATTCCACTTGATGAAAGAGTTAGAACGGAATGGCTTCTATGTGAAGACGATTTCGAAACCGAGGGGGACAGAATCGATGCAATTACGTCTGGGACACGTGATGTTTACAAGCTAATTACAGAACTCATGAATTTGCATGGATACGAAATTGTTACGGACACTTTCGACTATGAACCGCCGGAAGTAGATGAAAATGGGCGCGAGTACCGAAGTTTGCATTATGGAATCAAGTCAACAAAGAACAACGCATGTGCCTATATTGGACATGACAAAATTGATAGTCTCATTGATGAAATAGATGATTTTATTGAGTACAAATGTTCGTCCGCTGTAAGCGTTCATAATAGAACGGCGCGGAGAAATAGCGTTGCAAGGATTAGAAAAGAGGTTGACAAAGATGGCTAACATTCAAGAACGCCGGGACAAGTCCGGCAAGCTGATCTCCTACTCTATCCGTGTTCACCGTGGCCGTGGTGCTGACGGAAAGCAGCTCAAGCCGTGGACGGCAACTTTTGAAGTTTCGCCCACATGGACGGAGAAAAGCGCAAGAAAAAAGGCCGAGGCTTTCGCCGCGACCTTTGAAAAGGAATGCCGGGAGGGTGTGACCTCCGACAGCCGTTTGAAGTTTGAGGAATACTGCAATTATGTGATTGATCTGAAAGAGCAGCGCGGGGCAAAACACAATACCATTGTGAGTTATCGAGACCTTGCAGCGCGCATCTATCCCGCCATTGGGCATATCAAGCTAAAAGACCTCCGCGCCGATCACCTGAATAGCTTTTACACCGATCTCGCCAAACCGGGGCAAAACAAACGTACCGGCGGAGGATTATCGGCAAAAACAATATTGGAGCATCACCGTTTAATTTCTACCGTGCTTGACCAAGCTGCGAAAGAGGGGGTTGTTCCGTTTAGTGTTGCATCAAAGGCAACCTTACCGAAGGTCAGCAAAAAAGAGGTCAACTATTTTCAGCCTGAGCAGGTGGCGGCAATTCGTGATGCGCTTGAAACAGAATCGCCGAAATGGAGAATGCTCACGCACCTGCTTCTAATTACTGGGGCGCGGCGCGGTGAAGTGCTGGGGCTGAAATGGAATACCGTTGACTTTGCGGGAAACCGCGTCCATATCTGCAACAACATTCTTTACTCGCCGGATATCGGCATATATGAGGATACGCCCAAAACCGCGACTTCGGATCGTTGGGTTTCTCTGCCAACGGAAACGATGCAGCTCCTTCGGCAATACCGGGCATGGCAGAACGCGGAACGGCTGCGGCTGGGGGAGTATTATCACGATCAAGGATTCTTGTTTGCGCAGGAAGACGGAAAACCGATGCACCCGGACAGCATAACAAGCTGGCTTGCCAAATTCAGCAAGCGTCACGGCCTGCCGCACATCAACCCTCACGCATTCCGGCATACAATGGCGTCATTGCTCTATTTCAACGGCGTCGATTCTGTGTCGATCTCCAAGAGGCTGGGGCACGCTCAAGTTTCGACGACCTGCGATATTTACAGCCATGTAATCGCGGAAGCAGACCAAAGGAACGCCGATATCCTGGGAGATATCTTTTTGAAAAAGGCGTGA